ATGATGAGCACTTCCTATAAAGTCATCATATGCTTCTGTAACACTTGCAGCACGTTCTAGAATACGATTGTCAGTGACAATCTTATCAAACACTTCACTGGGGTCAGAATAAACATTCTTAATAATGTAAGTATAAGAACGACTGTGGATCATTTCCATGAATCCCCAAACTTCCATACATGCTTCCAATTCAGGAAGAGAGCAATATGGAATAAATGCCATCCCAGGACCACGACCCTGAATAGAATCCAACATGATCTGATACTTCAGATTGGAAGTATAGATATGCTTCTGTTCAGGACGCAGGGTCTGATAATCACCACGGTCCTTCTGGAGAGAAACCTCTTCAGGTCTCCAAAAGTAACCAAGTTGTTGTGTGGTGAGTTTATCGAATACTGGGTATTTGTATGAATCGTATCTCTGGACTCCCAGAGGTTTACCGAAAAACATCGGTTGCTTTTTAGTATTAACTTGTTCGGTGTTAAAGACGGTCATACCTTTAACTGTAGTTTTC